TTTTCCATCACTTCCTCCGTGAAGTATTTTTCGGGATCCTTAAGCATAGCAGAAGGATAAACGGACTGATCATGGACAAGAATGCGGTTACCTTTACGAAGGAATACTCCGTACTTCTCACCAAGTTCCAGGAGTCCATAGTATCTATCGAGTCCACGCTTATCATAGTATAAACGGATAGCAACTTTAGCATTTTCTTTTGATAGTCTTGACTTTGCTGTAGTAGCTTTAATAATATTACCTACAACTTCCTTACCATCTTTCTCTTTTGATTTAGAAAGATAGATGATAGTTGAAGCAGCATATTTTAAACCACTACCACCACCCATCTCTTTGGTTGGAACATAAGCACCTACTACATCGTACGTATGATTAGTTACCAACATAGGTACGTTTGCTTTACCCAACTTCAGTGTAAGGATTCTAAAGATTGCTTTAACAACTTGTGCCCTAGTCATATCTCTAGTGTCTTTACCCTCTGCTGAGTCTGCCAGTTCCTTAGAGGTGGATAGCATACCCAGAGAATCTAACACAAACATTAAGGGTTTGCGTTTCTCTTTAGGTTGTTCTAAATATTTGTCTAATATTTTTATTGCCTGTGTCCTAAACTCCTGTACTGTAGTAACAGGTACTAGGATCATTCTATTAGTATCAACTCCTCGCTCTTCCATCATACCTTTAGAGATGGCTGACTCAGACTCAAAGTATACTACTCCTGCGTCTTTATCCTTAGCGAGGAAGGACCCAACCACTCCCAAACAGAAGAAGGTTTTTCCAGTTGAAGATTCTCCAGCGATGGCGGTAATTTTGTTGGACGGAATGCCACCAGTAATACTACCAGAGACAAGGGCATTAAAGATATACGACCCAGTGTCAACATATCCTCCGATGTCACCAACGGATCCGTCCGCCAGGATTCCCGCATAGTCATTACCAATTTCTTTAACGACATCTTTTAAAAAACTCATGCAAACAAAAATTCAAGGTTAGCAATCTTCTCTGTCTCCCATCCTATCACGTTCGTGATGATTTGTAAAGGGTCAAGAAAAGACTTCTGGAACTGTGCCTTACGGTCTATACAGTTCTCAAGTCCTAGTTCCCTAGGAAATGTATTCAAAAAGGATATAACATTCTCTCTTGTATAATTTGTATTGTCTTTCTGTTTAAGGAACAGATACTTTATCTTCTCCCCTTCTTGAACCAATGGATATTTGTGTTCGAGTCGTTGCTTAGTGACATAAAAATTATAAAGGAGAGTTCCACGAACATGTAACGGGCATCCCTTTGAATACACGTCTGTCTTAGATTTATATTTTGTGATTCCATTAACCGACCTCGGAAATGCTATATCTTCAGGCGGTAACGAGTAGAATTCATCCTTAAATCTATCTATAAAGGATATCAACTCGTCATTTTCACCACTCATCATGATGTTAAGAGCATCCTTAATAGCAGTACGACATGGTGCTGGTGTAGAAGACTTGACTGCTTCTATACCCATCATCTTTAACTTAGGTTTAGCATACTGTACACCCTCACTGTTCCATACGTTTAAGATATATCTTTTCTTAGCAGTCCAGATACCTCTAGCAGCAATGTTCTCTCTCTTCATGAACATCTTCTGATCATAAGCATTCACATAGGTTGCTAGCTCTTCATATGATCTATCAATGAATGGCTCTATCTTTTCCTTACATGCTTTATCAAGGAAGGATACGATCTTTTCCTGAGATACTTCTTTATCACCAAATACTGTACGTACCAGGCTATCGAGACACAAGTAAATACTATCGGTATCACTTGCGATGACATAATCTTCTCCATCGGTCTTCAATAATTTATTGAGATACTCATTCATCTTGTCCTCTATCCATCTGATAGAGACCTGACCTGACAATGTAATTGCTTCAGCATTAGCAAGGTTGTAGTACCTAAAGTACTGGTTACCAATAGCACCATAAGCAGAGTTCAGTTGGATCTTACGAGCCATCTGAATGTTATTGTACTTACTGATCGCCTTCTCTAGTTCCTTCGTTGGGGTCTTCTCATACTCCTGTTTTGCCATGAGCATAAGCTTCTTACTCTGAACACGTTCATCGTATATCTTCTGCATGATCTCAGGTAAGAATCCTCTGATGTCCTTACGATACTGAGCACCATTAGCACACGTTGAGAAGTCTGGATTGATATCTACATCCTGATTCAGAATCCGTTCAACGCTCGCGCTGGAATGTCTAGTCTCCCAGAGGGTTTCTGGGGAGATATTGTATTGCATAATGAGATGAGGATACAGGCTATTGAGGTCAAAATTAACAACCCAATCATAGCGTCCTGGTTTCGGTTCCTTGACATAAGCACCTGCGTACTGTTGATTTTTGTCTGATCGTTTAGTGGGTGGAACTACAACGTTCCTCTGCCCAAGGAAATTATATATCAAAGTGTCCCACATGCGTACCTGATAGTAGACATCTTTCATATTGACCTTAGCATCATAGGCTAGGGCAATAGCAAGCTCTATCAGTTTCATCTTATCCTCAAGTTGTGAAACGAGTTCCACGTCCTTGATGTTGTAGTCGATAAACTTCTGCCAGTCCTTTGTATAGAACTCCTTGAAGTTCTCAAACTCACTGTGGTCTAACTTCTTCTGACCTAGTTCCACAAATGCTATGTGGTCTAAGCGATATGATTCTTGATTAGTATAAGTAAACTTTTTATATAAGTCAAGGTAGTCTAGGACACTGAGTCCATAGATGTTATAAAGAATCTGTTGACGACCCTTGATCTCCATCTCTTCACGATGAACGATACCCCATGGGGATATCTGTTTCATCTCTTTCTCTCCGAAGAGTCTTTCGAGTCTGCCACAGATATAAGGGATATCATACAACTCAACATTCCACCCTGTAAGAACATCTGGGAAGTCAGTCTGCCAATAAGCAAGGAAGCTACGTAGCAAATGTTCTTCGCTGTCGCACAAGATAAACTCAACGTCCTTACGATTCGTGGTATAAGGCTTCGTCCCCCATACTTTAAGTGAACGGCTAGTATAGTCCTGGACTGTAATCGATAGTAATGGTTCCGCACATTCACGTACGTTAGGAAAACCATTTTCACATGCGACTTCAATATCAAGCGATGTAATCTTGAGAGTCTTAAGATCGTAGTCCACTTCGTTCTGGAACTCCGACGAAATATACTGATATAAGAACCTATCATACCCATGTACTTCAAACCCCTCTACACCTTTATATTTGTCTCTAAAATCACGTGCCTCCCTGACAGTATCAAATTGTATTGGCTTGGCAAAACGACCATCCAAGGTTTTAAACTTGGTAGGTTGATTGCTCACCACATAGAGGGTAGGAGAAAACTTAAACTTTCTCTGGATCCTCCTCCCATTTTCGTACCCTAGGTAGAGAAGGTTATCTCCAACAAGTTGTACGTTCGTGTAGAAACTCATGTAGTACAGGTCTTATACTTCTTAAGGACTTCCTCCTTAGGTTCTAAGATTGTAGCAATGGTATCAGAATAAATCAACACGTCATCGTCCACTGTGTGAAGTGGCCATGGTTCTAATGTACCATCCTCCCTCACCATAAACGGTTTTAAAAGATGAGCAGCAGGCTCCTCATCCAGCGTCTCTATCTGACTGATCAGGTACGTCCCCGACTTCAGTAGTATCAGTTGTGTTTCCATCTTCCATATCATTTAACATTTTTTCTGCTTCGTCAAACATATCATCAAGGTCTTGATCTTCATAACTTAGATTAAACCTAGCTTCATGCTTCTTAAAGTTCTCATCATACCTAGCCTCATCTATGGCAGAAACATATTGAGATAGTATAGCATCCAGTGGTTCATAAACTGTCACCACATGACTGCCTGGTAAAAAGAAATCTTTATCTTTACTCAGTGGAGCCCAAGGAAACCACTCCAACTGATACCCTTTGTCACCAGTTGCTTCGGTAACAATATCTAATCGGAATGGTTTATGCATATGATAACCTAGAGGCTTCTCAGTCTCAGGTTCCACTATCTCTTTGACTTCAGCGATAACCTCTTCACCAGTCCTGAGCATTAATAACTTTATACTCATGCTACTGTACCATCAGGTGCGATGATTTCAGGATTGGTAACTGGTGGAGTTGGTAGACCTTGATCACCTTGCTTCTTACGTACATTATTAAGGTATGTCTGAAGTAAACTTGGTGCTGGTTCCATTACAGATACAACATAGTCAGGTACTATAGCAATCCTTTGATCAATAGTAAAAGGATTCCATGGTGTATACCTGATCTTAATTTCTAAATCCTCAAAGGTTTCTGGATCAGTCAACTGTGATGGTTGATCTGTTATCTCTACCTTATAAGGAACAGTCATTAAGTATGCCTGTCTGTTTCCAGTCTCTTTGTCAACTGCCTCTTGAAGATCACAGATGACGGTATCGCCATCACGTGTCAACAGTAACTTAATTCTTGTCTCGTCGATCATGGCTTATTAATTAACCTCTATATTATAATGGGGAGCCTGACAGATGTCAAGCTCCCCCAGTTTTTATATTTATAGATACTCCTTACGGGCATGATGGTCAGGAACAATCTTACCTAGTTTTACAACGAGTAATCCGTCAGAGAATTCGACTCCTCGTATTTCGGTATCATCAGAGAGTGACCAGACCCTAGAGAACGACCTTGCGGCCACTCCTCTATGTCTAAACGTTCCAGCATCTTCCTGTTTTTCCTTGCTGCCCTCGACATGTAATTTTCCAAACTCCGTATAGACTTTGAGCTCATCTTTTTTGAAGCCCGCCAAGGCGACTTCCAACCTCGATTCCACATTGTTAATTTCTATAATATTATATGGTGGATAGTTTGAAGTAGAGTCTACACCATCCCAGAATCGATTGAGGTAATCGTCCATACCGATGCTGTTTTTATGAATCCTCTCCATCAATTCTGGAAGATTCGCAGCGTGAAACCTTGCTAAGTTAGTCATAATAGCTCCTTTGTAAGCGAGTTTGTATTGTGTGGATCCTTTCGGCATCCACTACTAATTATAACATCAGCCACAAAAAGAGGGGTGTTGAAACCCCTCACTATCATTACGGTTTTACGCCTTTTTCTTCCCTATGTTGTACTTAGATTCGAGTGTCCACCCACTCTTATCTTTATAGGATAGTACTTTAATCTGACTAAGAGGAGCAACGTCCGCTATATTATCAGAGTTATTAATAGTAACAAGACCCCAGTCACTTAGTAACTGGATGATTCTATTGCGTCTCTGTACATCATTAAGGGATAGGTTTGCTGACTTACCATCGAGAGCAAACAGTTCCTTAAAATGTACTATGTAATACCTTCCCTGCTTGTGCAGGATATGACACGATTGATATAACTTCTTTTCTTTCCTAGAAGCTACACCTATACGTGTTAATGTTTCTCTTACTTTAAGAAAGTCATCTGGCTCACTTAAACTTACCTCTACCATCTGGTCAGGAGACCACTTAACCTCCTGTTCAGCGAAGGATGCTGTCATCTTACTCCTCCCGTGTCATGCTTGTGTCTAATGAAATCTAGTTGGGGTTTGGTAAGAAGAGATAATGCGATCTTTGCTTTTTCATTACTATATCCATAGTGTTTCTTGACTAGATCCAGATCTTCGATCTGTTCTTTCTTCAACCAAGGTGTGAAACGCTTTCGTTTCCTCAAAGTATTTAGCAAGAAGTCATATTGAAGACGGTTAGGCAGATGAGCTGCCTTGTTCATCTCGTTCGCATATAAGATACTATCAACATGACCAGAGAGACATCTATTAACGACGTAAGCAGGATATTTGCGACTGCGATCAGGGTCGTCAACATATAGATGTTCTTTAGTATTGTTAATGGAAGCGAGGATGTCAGAAAGTTCACTACTCATAATATAGGTGGGTTAGTAAAATCATTACTATGGTCAGGAGTAATATTCATAGAGAGTATCAATCTCCTTTCATTAGTATAGTTAGGTTCCGTCTTATGACGCAACCATCCTGGAAAAAATATCACATCACCTTGAGATACATTAATGCGTCTCCAAGGTTCTACGTTCATGGGTTCTGATGCTCTGATCTCTGTAAGAGGATCTCTTATTAACAGTTCACCTGATCCCTGAGGTTTTAATATGTATGCTGTAGCAACAACACAAGGACCGTGCTGATGTTCATCAGTCCAGTCCCCCTCATAGTGTTCATTGTACCACGAATTTGATATGAAATGTGGATAGTCATCATACCGCCATACTTCTTTTAAGTATTGCATCTTGAGACCTAACCATTTAATATACTTAGCATTAATTTCATGATTATGTGGGAAGATATGACCAGGTGTACCAACTAGATTAGCAGTGGACTTACCACCATGTTCTATGCTAGTTTGAACCTCATACCTATCCACATTCTTGAACAGTTCATCAGCAAAATGCTGCTGTAACTTCAAATCAAAATCAAACCTATCCCGATACACAACAGGATAGGATACGTTAACTTGCTTCACGTTATAATTCTTCGAGGTCCATTCACACCAGTACCATGCTGGTTGATCTCGTAGATAGCCACGTTACCATTGTTCAGAGTGACATGGACTTCATCACCCTGTATGATAGCAGACTGACACCCATTACCAAAGACAGTCAGGATACCCCTGCGTGTATGGTAGAGAGAGCATCTACCGTTCTTGACTCTAACTCCCAGTGATCCCTGCATTGTAGTTTG